TATTTGAATTTGAAAATATCGAATGGACGTGTTTTTTTCAAAAAAATTAGGTAACTCTTTACTTACATTAACTATAGTTTTAATATTAAATTTTTCTATAGTTCTAAAATTAGATGCATTATATGCATTACCTAAATAAATACCTGGTAATATTTCACTTGGCTCTAAATACAAATTTTCTACATGGTTCCATACTTTTCTTGTTAATGGTAATTGAATCATTCTATTTGTGCTATGATTTGCTATTCCATAATATTTGTTTACAAGGAATTGCCCAGCTTTTCTTGGAAGAATACGCATATAACTAGCAATATAATATAGTATATTCATATATTTAGTCGTTATATACAATAAATATATATCTAATTTCTAAATCATTAAATAAATATAATTTAAATAGATAATTATTAAAATTATATTTAACTATAAATTTGAGACATCTTAGTTCTATTATTCTCTGTTAAATGGTAAAAACATCTTATTTGTCTTACAAGGGACGGTCATCATACCATGATGGCTGCGTAATTGGTGTTCCGGTTTGTTCAGAATAGAGTCGGCTGCTGCGGCTTGGCTTCATGGTTGCTTTGGCTGCTTACAGGCTCTTGCTGCCTGCTGCTGCTTGGGCGCTCTGGAACACGCAAATCACTAAGGTGAGCTTCTTCTGTCAAAGTTTAATCCCGTCCGGGGCCGTAATAGGACAGTGGGGGGTCACTTCTATTTTTACGGAGCAGTGCGTTTTTCCGCTCCTCTCTATACAATTGTTGTTTAAGTAAAATTAAATCATCTATTGAGGGACTTAGTATAAAGTCCCTTTTTTTGACTTCGCCATGTCTCTCCTCCACAGCCCTAAACGCTGCAAGTGCGGCTTTGGGCGTACGCGTTGACGCCAGTCGAATGTGGCGTTTTACCGCTGGTTTAGCATGGCTATCAACTAATTGTGTTTCATCATCTATCCAATCCTCTTCTGAATCAACGATGGACTCACCCTCTTTACCATTTGAATCTATGTCAACCTGAATCCCTAATTCCGAACCATCTTTTTTTTTATCAAGCGTTTCGGCGCCCATTGCAAAAGAGGAGTGGTCGGGCCCAGACTTAATCTCCAATTTAGGAGGATTGCCACCTTTTTTAAAAGAATGTTGCCTAATAGAATGTTTTGCGGATTGTCTTCGATTTTTATAAACTCTTGAACGTCTCAAATAATTTGCCATTATATTATATATTATAATAAATATATATTAAGTATTTAAAAAATATAATTTACTTTATAAACACCGAAAATATCACACATACAAACGTTTAATAATCTCTACTTATTTCTATAGCCATTTTTTCAAGAGGGTGCTCATATTCTGATGAATTTTTAGGTTTAAAAACGACATCTCTTACTGATTTTGCATCCTTTTTATATTCAGCTGACATTATTTTACCATCTTTATCCGTGTAGGTCCAATCATCTATATCAGGATTTGCGCGTGTTTGACTTCTATTCAGAGGTTTATGTCTTATATATCCGTTGTGTTTTAAATATTTTTGAATATCATTTGGATATTTTTTTTGATAAATGTGTATTCTTTCATGAATTAATGTGCGCGTAAATGATTTTTCTGATTGATTAAGTTTATATCTTGGAAAAAGCACAATTTCGCCCCGTGTGTGTGGTAAACCTGATTCATATTCTTTACCTACAATACATCCCATTTTCCAAGGTATATCTTTACACTTAAACCCATTAAAACCTGGTTTTATTATATTTTGCAAATAATGGTCGCAATTTTCCATAGCCTTTATTAATTTTCTCATTTCTTCATTTGTAAATTCATCTATATTATTATCTATAAGTTTTACATATTCGTCAATACTATCTACTTTACGAACTAATAGGTCAATCGGTTTAAATGTTTTATAAAAATTATCATTATCACTTGTTAAATAATCTAATAATTCTTTTTTTGTTAAAAATATATCGGAATTTTTTTTATTTATATAATGCATCATTAAATAATACATTAATATTATAAATATAATTATAAACAAAATAAATAAAATAAAATACATATTAAAAAATAATATTAATTGTATATTATAAACATATTATAATAATTGTTATCATGGGTGCATTTTATAAATTAGAAAATAACAAATATATACAAATCATATATAAATTTGTCGAAAAAACAGTTTTTACACAATATCCAATTAATGTTGATGGAATATTGCATATCAAACATTATTATCATATCCCATTTTATATTATTCAAACAGAGGAAACCTTGTATTATTATATTGATAATATTGATACCGTTAATGCCATTGTGAATTCTATAAAACGATATATTATAAACGAAAATATTATAGAAAATGAAAATATTGTTAAAAAAATAGATAATGAGCTAAGTAGTTATATATTTTATCATCCAAATTTTCAAAATGATGATGAATATTTTTTAATTGAAAAAAGGCTATATTATGCAAACGAAAATTTAGAAAATTCAAAAAAATTGCAATTAAGTTGTATTTTCATAGAAATAGAAACACCTGATGCTATAAATAATTTTTTTACAGTATAATTTTTAACTACTAGTAAAAATATGTCTTTATCATATAATGAAAATAGTATCAAGAAACGCAAATTATCGTAAATCAAAAAAAGGTAATAATGTTATAAGTAAAAATAAATTTAAAAAATCATTTCGTAAATTAAATAACCAATTTGCAGGTGAATGTGTATATCAACAGAGAATACAATCATTCGATTATCTTCCACCAGAAGAAAAAATATCAATTAGAAATCAATGTTTTCAAATTGAAAAATTATATGAATGGGTATTTACAAAAGGAAATCAAAACTTACCTTATCCCAATTCAGAAATAGAGCTTACACAGACAGATAAAGACATATTACAAAATTCGTATAATTTATTACTGGGTATGAGAGGATTATTACCTCAAAATATAATTAATAAAGAAAAAATAATTTATTTAATAAATAAATACCCAGAATTACTTACACGTATGTTACTAAATCAATATTCTCATATGTATACACAACAAACACCTTACTTACTTGAAAAGATTAAGGTTGGATTTACAGATTTTACTCTTAAATATTATAAATTATTAAAAAGTGAACTTGAAACAATCAAAAGTCAAAATCGGCACTTACCAATTACAGTTGTTACAATAGGTAATACACCTTATAAATTTTTTAGATTAATTGAGCTATTTGGTAAAATTACAAATATTAATTTTATATATTTACCTTATAGTGGAAACTTTAAAAAAAAAGCAACTAAATGCACATGTGGAACAACTGAAAAGGTTATTAGAGAATTACAAAAAGGTATAGAAATTACAGGACCCTATCCCGAAGAAAGATCAAATAATCCCGGCTGTAAATTAGTTGAAACTCAAATTGGAGAAAAAACATATCAATTATATCATTGGAATCATGAGTATACTAAATGTGATTTAGCTTTAGGTGAATTAGTTATGCAAATGATTGATTTGGAAAAATATTTAGAAAATAATACAGTTTTTCTACAGAATCAATATACTCCAGAACAATTATATTTTTTTGATAAAATGATAATAGATAGTGGACTTAAACGAAATATTGATGATAATCATAAAATTGTTTTTGTAGATATTTTGCAAAGTGGATATGGCTGTTTATCATTTTTGATGACTATTGATAAGTATTTGAAACACACAAACACATTAATTTTGGGACTTGAAAGTCCATTGTGGCGCACTGCCGTTGACAAAACGCAATCATCCTTAGTTACCAATGATTTAATTTTAAATAAATTTCCAATTAAATTTGTAGATTTAGAATTTGACGAGCAGGATTTAAAATGGTCATTTTTTACAGATGACGAGAACACAAGTGATCGATGTGTTAAGTCATATTCTAAAAAAAAATGGAGTGCAAATTATAATCCTTATTGGGAAAAAGATATTAATAATTGCAACATCGCATTATTAAATATGGTATTAATATTAAAAGAGAATAAGTTAATATTAAATTAATAAATTATTTATCAAATTCTACCAACTTTTCCAATAGCCATCCCCATATTCAAAAAACAATTCTTCTCCAGGCATGATATCTAGTTTTGTATATAATTCAATAATTTTATTAGGGTCATATTTGTCACAATTTTTCTTTCGTATATTTTGTAATACATTTTCATCTATATTTATTTTAGATATTATATTATTATTAAAATCAGTTCTATATGCATCATTCATAATAGATGTAAATGGTCTATAAATTTCGTTAATATCTATACAAATCCGTTTATTTATATAATATGAGCAATTTGATTGATTTTGCATATCATAATTCCAAAATCCATGATAATAACCTAAAAACATATCTTTTTGAATCGGCTCACTTTCTTTATGTAAAAAGAGTCCCAATCCAGCATTTTGTATACTGCTTTCTTTTACTTCTAATTTAAACTTTGTATTATTGTAATATTTAGGTGCTATATTAAGCAATCGCATTTCTGATATTTATATATATATATACACTATGATTTATATATATAAAATTATCTAGATTAACCAAAGTAAAATTCTATTTTATTAATTAATTTTAAAAATAGTTTGTAAAATAACTGAAAATACCATTTTTATTTTTTAATTTAGATGGAGTAATTGGACTTGGAATTTCAGTTAATACTTCAATATCAGATGTAATTGCATATTGGCGAAAATAGGGTGCTTCTGATACATTTTTAATAATCTGTAAAATAGGATGATATCTCTCATTATCAAGTATGCATTTAATATTCATCCATGGAGTTATTTTAGATAAATTTTGTGTTTTTAAAATATCCTTTAAAATGCACATATTAAATCCACTAATTAATAATGAATTTGACTTATATGAATATACCGGAAACCCGTTACTATCACCGCGAAGATTCCAATATATCATTTCTGGAAGTTTATATGGTTTTCCAATAGTATTTAATCCAATTTGCAAAAACCGCTGTTCAAGATTTTCAAGTATATTTGACCATTCATCATTTCTATTAGCTTTATAAAAAGGCATGTCTGTAATAATTAAAAACCACTCAGGCATATCGGCAGGGTCTAATTTATTTAATACCGCTTTATCAAGTATGAGATTATAAGCCCTTTCTAAATCAGTAGAACCTCTCCATGAAGTTTTCATTATCATATTAATCTTATCAACCAAGTTACTGTTTTCATTTATAATATTCCAAGTTGGATTAGTATCAAAACTAATAAATCTATTACGAAAAGGCTCTTTTAATAATGATGATATAAATATAGCACATGAAATTGAAACGGCCATTGGTTTACCATTCATAGAGCCGCTCATATCTGAAAGTATTACACCTTTTGATAAATTTATTTGATTATTATCTACTAATTTTTTATAATCTTCATAAATCGATTTCCAATATAATTCCATTAATTCAATTTCTTCATCAGTAAGTTTATTTATATTATTTGGTAACAGTTTTTCAACTATTTCATTAATAAATAATTGATTGGAACTTATTGTCTGTTTACCTGATTTAACTTCGCTTATAAATTGTAACAAATTTTCACGACACTTTATACGGTCTTCATCATTGTCTCGCGGTTGTTCAGGTATGATTAAATTAGGTTTAATGTTTAAAAAGGCACATTTATATTTATGTAAACACTTCCCAGGAACTAATTTAAATTGTATTTGACTGAATTTTTTTTGGCACATAAGTATTTCAGTGGTGTTAATAGCAGCATTTAGTTTAACTATCATTATACGATATTTACACATAGCTATACTAAATTTAGCTTTGAATTCATTGGGATATAATAATTTCGCTAAATCTTTTGCAACTTTAATTTTTTTATCATAACGTCCGTTTTCTTTAGGTATCCATTTTGGAAGCATCGATAACGACAATACACGGCTAAATTCTTGACCAATAGATAATGCGGCAATTCTATCATTTTCCCATTGCTCATAGTTATCCCAATCAATCTTTAATTGCTCAATAAATGTATTTAGAATAACAGTTTTTAATTGGCCATAAGTTTTTAAATCATTATTAATATCTAATAACATCTCGCATAGATCTCGCCAATAACCATAGTCAGGAAATTTAGGAACTAACATTTCTATTGTTTTTGGAAAATACTTATATAAACATAAAAACAGCTCTCGAGCTATTTTTCGTTCACCTTTTCCTCCATTTATATCTCTTGTATTAAATACTAACATAATAATATATGTGCAGTATTCTGATTTTGCAATATCAGGCAAAGTTTTAACTATTTTAATAAATTGTTCAACATATTCTTGTATTTTTATCTGACTACAATTGCGTTCTAAGGTTAGATATAATGATGTAAGATTATTCTCAACATCGGTGATAGTATTATTATTAATAGTATTATCAATTAATTGGACATTTTTGGTAATAATGTCAGATTCTTTACTTATCACCGTATTTAGCGATGATATAACAGAATCCATTAGAGGTGTTGTTGGCATATGAAAATATTATATACTATAATTTGCGATAATCTTTATATGTTTTTTAATTTAAAAACATATAAAGACATAATTATCTTTACATTAAATATAAATGGCGTTCTGTTCTCCACAATATAATGGAGAAACCGGAACATGTTTCAATGATGATTTATTAGATAAAATTATCAAAGAATATAATACACAATATCCAAATAATAGTATTAATCATGATTTACCTAATGGTAAAAAAATAGAATTAATACGAAAATTTATAAAACCTGAAACTGGATGTGATGATGAATGGTGTCTAATAAAATCAAATATATTTTCTAAATATAAAGATGAGCTTGAAGAAAGTTTTAGACCTATTGTGCCAAATTCATGGGTCACTAAACAAGATACATGGTTAAATACGCTTGATATTATTGATAGTTTATCGCAATATGAAGATGCATTTCCCGAATTTCATTTTTTAAGTGTTTCACCAATAGATTTCGATACTATTATAAAGGGAAATTTTGGTTATAGCAAAATTTGCGTAGATGAAGACCTCTGTTCTCTAAATCTAAAAGAAGAATTAAAAACTAAAATTACTAAATTAGGAGCAGTATTTAACTTAGATAAACATAACCAAAGTGGAAGTCACTGGGTTGGTTTTTTTAGCGATTTACAGTTAGGTGATGCATATTATTACGATAGTGTAGCTAATGACACACCTAAAGAAGTTGTTGATTTTATGGAACGTATATCAGACCAATATAATCAATTGATGTTATCAAATAAAATTACTCTACAAAATAAAAATCGTTTTCAATTTAAATTATCTAAGACTAACATTATTGACAATAATCATATCATATTTCCATTATCAGAACTATGTAATTGGCTTATTCATGATGACCATTTTATGTTATATCGATATGCCTCATTTCGTAAAGACAAGTTATCTTTATGGAAATCAAAAAAATTCAATATTAAAAAAAACGAAAAACTTATGAAAAAAGTGTTAGAACAGGTTATAAATATAATAGATGTAACCAGCAAATTTAGATATGTTAACATCCCGGATATAGATAAGTTATTATCAAATTTTAAAGATGGCCATATTGATGTGAATGTATTTACTGAAAAATGGGCAGATAGTCAGATAAAACTTGCTATTAATAAATACCTTTCAACACTAAATATCGTTACTGTTAATAATATTCCAAAAAAAATAAAATCGTTAAGTGTTGATGTAGAAGGACAAATAATTATTGAGATAGAAAATTTGAATATAGATAATGAATGTATTATAATTGATAGCTCATTTAAGCTTTATGAAAATTATGTTCAACACCAATTTAAAAATACTGAATGTGGAATGTATAGTATTAACTTTATTGACCATATGTTAGTAACAAAAAAAGAATTTCACGACATTATTTTGCATCCAATTGATGATAATAATATGAATAAATTAAGATATTCTAAATACTTTCGCCCAAATGAATAGATATCATACTATAATATATAAATATAATATGATATTTAGTGATCCACAATTATCTACAGATTTACAGAATTGTAGTAATTTGCCAAGTAAATGGACAAATTGGTGTAACGATAAAGCAAAAGAGCAATGGATGAGGAGATTAGATTGGATGAAAAATACGGTTTATCCTTGGAATAATCGGAATTGGGATTATCGACAATTTGTTAAAAATAAATATGACCCGGAAGATGTTCTAGGGTTAAAAAAAGGAGGCTCAATTTCGGATCTTATTAAAAATATTGATATATTAATTGAACAAATGAAAGGTCTTTTAACAGAGCCAAATCCAGATGGTAATAGTATAGCAGGTATATCAGACCAACCCCTGTCTAATAATACAACTAAAAATAGGTTTTTAGAACTTAAAAAACAAGTATCTATTTTAAGCAAAGAACCAGAAAAAAATAGATATCAATTAGAATCATTATACTCTGCAATTAATGAAATTATATCTAGTAAATTAATAACATCAAAAGAATATGGATTAGGTTTAGCACAGGACAGCACATTTCAAAAACCACCATATGATGATGCATTTTTTCAAAAGCCAATTACCGGAGAAGCGAGTAGTAGTTATTTTATACAAAGTGGGTTTTGTAAAAGCACTGAAACAAATGAGAGTGAATGTAAAAATAAAAAATTTAATTGGTTAGGAGACACATGTTATAAAGCAAAATATATGTATATAAATAATTCGCCTGGATTAAAAATTGGTAGACTAAAAGGCATGAAAGGTCTAATACCCTCTATAATTAATGATGTATCACAACTTAATCCAGATAGTTTAGTCGGTATAATGCAAGGTTATAGTGTTCCTGGTGTAGATATACAACAATGTGCAAATGAGAATTTTAATAATTATAATAAAGAATTAATTGTTCATAAGCAAAAACCAAATAACCAATCATATCATAATCCAAAAACAAATAACCAATCATATCATAATCCAAAAACAAATAACCAATCATATCATAATCCAAAAACAAATAACCAATCATATCATAATCCAAAAACAAATAACCAATCATATCATAATCCAAAAACAAATATGCATATACCTGCAAAAAAATATTATAATGAATATCGCAATATTAAAAAAGTATCAAATCATCCAAGGTTGTCTTATTATATTGAATCGCCTAATAATATTTCTAATTTAATTGATACGAATCAGGTTGTCCCTAAGAATATGTTTACAATATTTACAATATTTACACTATTTATAATTATTATTGCTTTGATATTTTTTCTATTTAAAAAATAAATATTATCATGATTATTTTATCTATTTATTCTTGATAATATATTTAGTTAAAAATATAATAAGAGATATATATATACTATTAGTATAATGAGTAATATAGAAGATATTATTAGAGATATATCAGTTCGTATTCGCATTTATAAACCTAAAACAGATGATTCATTTCCAATAGAAATTGCATTTCCAAATGATTTTATTTCTAAAAAAGGAAAAGATGGTAAATATTATAATAAAACAGAAACAGATTTAACACTTCGATTACCAGTTGCTAAACCTATAAAAGCAATTTATAGCGAAGACCATATTTTATCGGATCAATATCTTCAATTATTTAGAGAATCAAATGATATATATTCAAAAATAGTATATATTAATCGTGCAATAGACCATAATTTATTATCAATATCTAAATATCAAAATACAATACAATATTATGAAAGCTTACAAAATGCCGAAAATGTATATTACAATAAATATATATCTGAAATTAATGACCAAATTGGTTGGTTGAAAATGATAATTGATACTATTATTGATTATAATCAGAGACAATGTCAAGTTCCTATATTATATGATATGGAAGTTAAAAAAAGGATTGAAACAAATAGTTGGGCACTTGATAATAGACGCAATTTTATAGAGTTTGTTAAAAAAACATTTAATCCCATTGTTAATGAAAATTTAAATAGCCGCGGTAAAACACATATGTATAATGATAATGAAAAAACGGTTACTGAAGTAAATCTATTTAAACATCAGCAATTCATTAGCGATTTTATACAGAATAAATCACCATATAGAGGAGTATTATTATTTTATGGACTTGGCTCGGGTAAAACATTAAGTAGTATTAATATTGCAGAGGGAATGGATAGAAAAGTATATATATTTTTACCTAAATCCATTAAAAATAATTTTAAAGATGATATGACTACAAAAGGTAATACATTATATCATACACAAAATCATTGGTGTTTTCATAGTGTTGCAAAATTAAATTTAGATGGTGATTTGACAGAATTAGGAAATATGGGTTTTCCTATTACAGACAAAAATTTATTACAGAAATTATATATTAACCGTCCTGATGGAACTAAGGGATTTTGGTTAGTAGATAAAACAACATTAGACAATAATTATGAAATATTTACACCCGAAGAAAAAATGGAAATAGAAAACACATGCATTACATTACGAGATTACAAATATAAATTTATTCACTATAATGGAGGTCAATCATTGTTTAAAACAACACTTACTCAGCTTTGGCACGATATACCTTTTCCAAAATATGATACTATTGAGCAGAGTCTAATATCTGATAAATTAGGTAAACCATCTAATACAAAAGCAAATACTCTTTCAAAAAAAGAAAAAAATGAATTAAAAAATCATATATTGGAATATATTTACAATCCTGCAAATAATATACCCACACCATTTGATAATACATTAATTATAATTGATGAAGTTCATAACTTTATGTCTCAAATATGTAATGGCTCTAATAATGGAACTATTTTATATGAAATGTTTATGCGTTCAAAAAATTGCAAAATTGTAGCACTCAGTGGAACTCCTATTATTAATTCTCCATTTGAAGCATCTGTTTTATTTAACTTATTAAAAGGATATACCACATATATAACTATGCCATTAAAAAGCAAACCCGATATCGTATTTGACCAATCTGTTTTAAATGGTTTTTTATCGAAATACCCGGATATTGATAGATATGAAGTAAATATACTTTCAAAAAATATATCTATTACACGCATGCCTAATGGATTTCGCAAAAACTTGCCATTGGACCCCGATTCGGTAGTAAATGATGATACTTATTTAAATATTAGCGACGATGTATTTTTATCAAGATTTACAAAGGATATATCATCGATAGGTTATACACCAGACAGGGATATGAATGTATTGCAATACTCAATATTTCCAGACATATTTTCGGATAAACCGCGAACAAAAAGATTTAGACTAAATATAGAGAGGGCGCGTGATGATTTTTATGATTACTATATAGATAGAGCATCATCAAAAGTAAGAAATGATGAAGAGTTTCTGTATCGTATTATGGGTTTAGTGAGTTTTTATAATGAAATTGTATCAGATGATCTTAAAATTGGGTTAAAAGATAATCATTCATTATTTCCAAAATTAATTTACGATGAAACTAAACCGGAATATGTTGATATATCAATGTCACAACTTTTTAAATATCATGATGTGCGCTTAATCGAAAGAGAGCGAGAGCAACGAGACAGAAAAGGTAGTAAAGCAGAATTAATATTTAATATTGAAAGTAAGGTTAGTAAAACTTTTAAAGTAACAAGTCGTCAAGCATTACTATTTACATTTCCAGTATCAATAATAAGACCAAGACTTAAAGTAAAATATTGCGACCAATCTACTCCTGATTGTAAAGAATTAGTAAAAGCGCAAAATAAAGAAGCAGAAATACAACATGAGATGGCTTTACGACAATTATTTGCGGATTTAGATAACCCAGTATATCTTAAAATTAATGATAATGCAGAAGGTTTGCAAGAATTATCTCCTAAATTTGCAAAAATGCTTCAAAATATTTTTTTATCACCAGGGTTAGTATTTATTTACTCACAATTTAGGTCTGTGGAAGGTGTCGAAATATTTGCATTAGTTCTTAAAAATAATGGATTTGAACAGTTCAATACATCTGACCCACAAAAAGAAACGCATGTATTTAAAATAGGCGATACCGTCCGTGTAAATCCGCATGATACTGAGCCTAATACATGGATAACATCAACGGTTATAGAGATAGATGGAGATAATCTCGTTTTGGAAAATATATCGTTTAGAGTAGACCGTAATAGATGTTTTAGAGCAAGATACGCTATATGGTCTGGAACAGAGACAGAAGAAGAAAGAAAAACTATTTTAAGAGAATATAGATCAGACAAAAATAAATATGGGCAAACCATAAATATATTATTAACAACTGCAAGTGGTTCTGAAGGTATTAATCTTAAATATGTTAGACAAGTACATATTATGGAGCCTTATTGGAATAAAGTCCGGGTTGACCAGGTTATTGGACGTGCTCGTCGTATAGAATCACACAAAGACCTTCCTGAAGATCAACGAAATGTAACTGTTTATGAATATGTTAGTCGGTTTACAGATGAACAAAAAACAGGAGCTTGGGAAACTAATGAAAAATATACTTCAATAGGTAATAAAAAACAAATTACATCCGGTATTATTTCCGATGGTAAAACAAGTGATGAAGAATTGCTTGATATTACTATAGGTAAATATAAAATAATCCATCAATTTTTAACACTAATAAAACGCGGGTCAGTTGATTGTATGTTTAACCGAGATGATAATATTTTCAGTGACCCAACATTTAAAAGTGAAAAATGTTTAGATAGAGTTATAGGTCAAGATGCTTGGGCATACGACCCTAAAAAAACACCTATAGTTAGGGTTGAAGGAGTAACTGAAAGAAAAATTGTAAAATCTCTACATATTTTTCCAACTACAATTTTTGGTGGACTCGTGCATTTAATGTATGAAAAAACAGCAGATATTCAGGATTTATCGGACATTACAGAAGATGTAGTTATACCTATATATAATTTCTATACTTATTTTGGTATTAATCCAATGAGCTCTGAAATGAAAAAAACAAAAATGTTAATCGGTTCATTTCGTAAAGATACCGAAGAGGGACCTATACAAATTGCATTAACAAGACAATTTGAAACACAACTACCAATATTTATAAAAATAGAAGAAATTATTAAATTATTGGGTGATTTACCGAATTTTGCAGATGAGCAATCACTTGTTGTATGGGTCAATCAAATTCAAGTTAATCCAGACTATATTAATTTAATGAAAGTCACAATTGTGCCAGAAATAGATCAACCTGTTTCTTCAAAACGCGTCGTAAAGATAAATTTAGCACCCAAAGATGATTCGTAAATATTATATAATTTATGAAATATATAGTATTTATTTTATACAAATAATATGTATAAAATAAATTACATAATATACAATATACACATAAGCATACAATGAATTCTAACGAAGTTTACTCATATAAATCTAAAATATCAAATAATCAGACATTACCATATATAGAACAAAATATAGATTATAATAGTATTTATAACATTAAAAAAAAAATTATAATAGTCGGGTCGTCTTATGTTGGTAAAACATCTATTTTTTCATTATCAAATGATATATCTACACCAACAATTGGTCTTGATGTTATATTTCGATATTTAATGTTAGATAATGGTTCTAAAGTAAAACTTCAAATTATGGATATGACGGGTGATGAAAGATTTAATAATGTTTTAGAATCACACTATAAAACAGCTGATGGAGTAATATTTGTTTATGATATTACCGATTTAAATACATATAATTATATGATAAAGATGATAGGTCATTTGTCTAAAATTAGTAACCATAAAATTCAAAAAATAATAATAGGAAATAAAATTGACCTTGAGCATAAAAGAGCAATAAATAAAATAAAAGTTGAAAATTTTACAAAAAATATTGATATACCATATTATGAAACATCAATATATTGTAAATTTGAAATAGATATGATATTAAAAAAATTACTTGAAAATATAAATCAAAATATAAACCAAAATATAAACGAAAATAATTGCAATAGTAATGATAGCATGGATATAACGCATTTATTATTAAAAAAAGAAAATAGCAAATGTTGTACAATACTGTAACTTTTATCTAAATATTACTATAGTAATATTATTATAATAATATATTTTATTACAATGTCATCTTAACATTATAATAAAATAATTTGTATTGAAATTTTAAAGTATTTTAAGCCCTAACAACTTTTTTGCATTTGTTAGTTGCAGGGTTTATAAAGCAATTTTCGGCGTCATTTACAGCGGGGTCTTTACTGTCATAACAAGCAGTTCTAGTGTAAGATGTTCCACGTTTGGTGTTGACTTGAGAAACACGTTGTGCGCAACCAAGAGGTTTATTTGGGTTTAAAAATGGAACTCTGTTGGCAGCACGAGGAGCAGCGACACGGGCAGCTGGAGCACGAGGAGCTGGAGCACGAACGGCTTGGGCACGAGCAGCGGCACGAGGAGCTGGTGCACGAACAGCGGCAGCACGAACGGGAGCAGGGGGGGCAGCAACATCTTCATCTTCAGATTGTTGAGAAGAAGCATCACTTTCTTCTGGTTCATCATCGGAAGAATATACATCTCTAAGTGCTTGTGCACGGCGAGCTTCAATGTCAGATAAGTGTTTCTTACCTTCACTAGATAAGTTGCTTGTATTGGCTTTTCTCTGGCAACGAGGGACAGGTTTTGCATTAGGCATCCATTGACATATTTTTTGCATAGCCGCATTAGGCACACAAGTTTCTTTACTTGTTAAGCCTAAGCATAATGACCCATCACGACCTAATTTAGGATTAGCTAAAGGTGCAGGAGCGCGAGCTGGGAGAGGAGGAGGGGGTGGAGCCTGAGGAGGTGCGCCACCTCGTCTAATAGAACGTCTTATAGATTGTCTTCTATTTTTGTTTTCAGACACTCTTGAACGTCTTAAATAGTTTGCAGTTTGACTCATTTTATATAATACAATAAGAAAATAATGTCATAAAAATATTAATAATTTAAAATAATTTATATTATTTTAAATTTGTAATAAATAAAATAAGAGTTATATTTACTTAAGTATATTATCTAGATTGACTTTAAAATAAATGTTAAGATATATTATATATTTTTATTATACACCCGATTTATAGAATTAATATAAAATAATTTATTTTGAGTTATATTTTGTCATTACATTAAATTAATTAATTATATAATTTTTTTTAGATTTTTTCTTTCTTTTTGAAATTAATTTTCTGTTCATACGACTATGTTTTCCACCAAATTGTTGTGGCGCATAAGTAAATCGTTTTATATTATCTAAACGTAATGATAATCTATAATCAGGATGTTTACATTTTATATCATGATTGTTTCTAAGCCATTGTTGAAATGCATCAATATCATAATAATTAACTGCGGTTGATATATTACCATTTTTTTGTGTTATATATACTTTAACCAAATAATAGTCTTTACCTACAATAAACGGGGCTTGTGTAAAAATTTCATCTACACCTGATAAATTTAAATTAGGCCTTTGCACTCGTTCAACTAAACTAAAATCAATATCACAATTTGGCTCTTCAATAACAATATTGGGGTCATGAGGTAATTCTGATTCTAATTCTAGCTCTTTTCTCATTTGTTCTTCTTGTAATCGCGGATTTAGCTCAAGTTCTTGTTGCATACGAAGTTCTTGTTGCATACGAAGATCTTCTTGTCGTTGTAGTTCTTGTTGCATACGAAGTTCTTGTTGCATACGAAGATCTTCTTGTCGTTGTACTTCTTGTCGAATACGAAGTACTTCTTTACGTTGTAGTTGTTGTCGAGCATGTGTTTCTTCTTGGTTTATAGTATGAACCATTGTCCACCTTAGTTGAGGTCTACCATTTTTATCGAAATAGGGTGTGCCGTTTCGATCCGCAAACGCATACCCAGCTTCAGCACCATTAGCTAAAATTTGTGTTAATCTATCTTCGCTTAATACAACTCGGTCGAAAGGATGTCTTTTACTATTAAAAGCATCCTCTTGTTCTTGAGTTATAGGCGTAAGATATTCTCTTGGAAAAGATAGCTGTGTATCATTCTGTTTTTGTTTATTCTCATTCTGTTTTTGTTTAATATGCCTTTGTAACCGTTGCATTTTTGTAAGTCTGTAATATATATATATATAATAATTATTATATAAATAACAATTTTCAAATAAGATTATTTATATATTAACCCTTACAGAGTTTTGATATGTCAAAAAGTTTTCTTATAGAATGATTTAAATATTACAATAAATATTACAATAAATATTTGTAAAGTATTTGTTAATTTTATATAATACAATAATCCAATAATAGAATATTATATAAAAATCTAGATAAATATGTCGCAATTTATAAAACTTTAACTAATTTAGTTTCTTCTGCAACGATTTGTCACTTCATTTACATGGCAACTTTGTGGTTCATCCTCTTGGGCTGTAGTAGATACGCAAGTAGTTGTGCCATTAGCACGAGCTCCTTTAGGAGGGCTTACTTTTACTTTGCATCCTTCGGGTCTATTGGGTTGTCTAAACAATGTTTTGGGAACACCCGCCAATTCCGCGCGCAAATGTCTGATGGCCGCAGCTTCAGTAACACCATCTGCAAGAACAGCTTTAGCTCCAAGTTTAGCTTGGGTGGTTGCAATAGCTAATTCTAAACGAGCTCTTTTTTGCTCAGGGTTTTCAACACGAGCAACAAAGGGTGGGGGGCGTGCAACAACTTCTGCACCAGGAGGTTTGCCACCTTGTCTGATAGAACGTCTTGCGGATTGTCTCCTGTTTTGTGAAACTCTTGAACGTCTCAAATAATTTGTCATTTTATATAATACATTAAGAAATTAATAATTATTAATTTGTAAAATTACTAATTAATAAATAATTATAAATTACAATATAATAATACAAAATATAACCTTACTAAATAAATGGTGATATTATCAATATATTTTATAGTATAAATTGATTTATTATTGAAAAAAATGTTTTCTATATATATTTTGAATAATTATTGATTTATATATATATATTGAATAACTATTGATTTATATATCAATAGACATTATATATAAATCATTACGATTGTCTTCTATGTTCCAACCCATTTTTTTGTAATAATTTATTTGAGTGATATCACACCATAATTTAGATTTATTGAATCCTAATAATTTAACTGTTTTTAATGCAAAATCCATTAAAACACTACCATAACCTTTTCCACGATATTCTGATATTACAAATAGATGACTTATAAAAGGAAAAAAATGTTTCCTATCAATTGCAACGCATCCAATTATATTATTATTTATTTTATTTGTCATAACATAAACAGCATCAATTAATGGCCATTGCTCTAATATAGTATCAACCGTATACTTATTTTTATACCCCCATTCCATTTGTAAATATTGTGCCATTTTTTCTTGTAATTTCTCATTTATATATTGAAAAGGCATTATATTGTAAACATATGTGTGTGCCTCAGTTGGACAAGCTAATCCTATATCTGCATAATGATGACACCCATTATTTGATTTTATAGGGTTTGATTTGGGTATTTGCACTTTATGTATCATTTTTATATTAAAATTAGGTTTTGATTTTATGGGTATAATTTTCTTATTATTATAATAAACCCAAAATTCGTATATACCATATAATATTAGTAAAATAAATATTACTATCATATAATAATCACAATATTATTAATAAACAAATAAAAATCAAAACAAAATAAAAAAAACATATATTAAAATAATTTGTAATTGTCAAAAAAAACAATTTCTTTTGTTTCAATATTTTCATTTATTATTTTGATGCATTCTTGGCTAAGGTCTTCTATAAATTCATTAAAATCTAAAATGCTTTCTAAAGGAGTTACAAGAATAAATCCTTCAAGAACATTATGAATAAAATTTGTGGCACTTAAAATTTTAACTATTTTATTGTATTTAACCGGTTCAGTTAAAATACCTTTACCAAAATTTAGTCGTCTTTTGATAAGGTCTCTACAATTTATTATAATTTGTTGCATAGGACTGAATACGTCTAAGATAAGACCTCTGTCGTTATAGTATCCTTCATATGTAGTTACCAAACCATTTACGGATATATTTAATAATGGTATTGGTTGTGTTTGTGCTATTTCAAAATAACTTTGTTCCCTATTACCATAACCAATATATAAAAATGGAGCATAAAAAGGTGTTCCATTATGCTGTACACCATCAATTTTAAATTTAACATCAGAATTATATAGCTCTACCAGCCTACTCATTTGACCATTAACAACCCGTAATATATGAGCAAAATCAATAATAACAAAAGGATAGTGTGTATCTATGTCTACTGGTAGTCGATTAAATTCGGATACCGCAACTCTTTCAGATATATCTGCTAAATCACTATTTGTTAATTTTTCTCGTAAAGTTCTTTCTAATTGATTTTTTCTCTGTTTACTAAAACTTGGTATTTCAGCTCCTTGAAAAGTATCAAAATGTAAAATTTCAATATGGTCAAAATTTTGCGGTATTAATTTTAATATTTCACCTCTTACAAATGTATTCCAAATATTACTGTAACATTTTTCACCTTCGTTACCATCATCAGCTATACCTGTTGTGTATATTCTGAATATATTTGGAAGTGCCCTTGGTGGATTTCCCCCATATTTTATATTTTTATTAGTTGATCTTCTCCTATTTATTTTATTTTTTTTATTTTTTTTTGAATTGCGTTTAAAATTTGAAATAGTCATGGTTTTGTATATTTATATAATATAGTTAATATATTTATTTATTGTAGTGTAAGCTAAAAAAATTTGATAGATCTTGTTATAATATTGGTAAAATTAATACATCATGGCACGAAGAATTAGACAAATTTACGATGGAAAGTTGGACACTGATTTTGAAGGCATTTTAAATGCCAAATATTGCACAGATTTTGTGCGAGAACCGGTGGAAATAAAGAATCATTTGCGTGAAATTCCTTGGACACGTGTTGAATATCCTATGTATGCAAAGACGCGCACAACACCGCGATTAACTTGGTGTTATGGCCGGCTTACACAAGAAATTGTTAGATATCGAGGCAAAAATTTTATGACGGAGCCATTACCTGACTGGTTAGCTAATTTACGCGACCAAATAGCTGAAAAAACGGGGTTTTATGCAAACGCAACTATTCTGAATTTTTATACTCATGGTTCCGAGCATATCAATTGGCATGCCGACGACGAGAAGTTTTTGGAAGAAAAAACGGTAGCAAGTATTAGTCTATGCGGGGAAAGAGTATTCTCTATGCGTAATGACACGCATCGGGTTGATATAACCCTAAGAGATGGGAGCCTACTTATGATGTATGATGCAACAGAACATTGCCTTGAAGCGGAAAAAGTTGCAAGGGGGCGTTTTAATATAACCTTTAGAAAGTTGAATAGTGAAAAAGGTATGGGCAATTATTACTATTACAATCGTGGATTACAATCGGCAATTACAATGGGACATGCAGAATACAAATGATTGATGATTTCTCATAAAAATCATTTTTTTTATGTTTACTATAGATAACTATAGATAACCATAAAGAAATAATGTCAATTGTAGTGTAATAAATGTATTATATATAAATAGATATTATTTACTCTTTTATTTTGGTAGTTGTAATTAATATATAAATTTAATAGTCTATAATATTATATAACAATAAATATTAATCTATGGAATTATGCTCTATATGTAAAGATGAAATGACACTTGAACAAAATTATATGCTGTCTTGTAACCACCGTTTTCATACCTCTTGTATTATTGACAGTTTACGACGGAATCCAGAATGTCCTATTTGTCGAGATACAGGTGGTGTTAAATCATATAAAGATACTAATTATAGTTTCGATAATAATCTTTATAGCACGGATCATACCAATTTGTGTGTTTATTGTAGTATTAAAAATAAACAAAATAATTTTTATGATATCTATTCTACTTTATACGAAATTATAAATAACGACAATATGTTATCAACTAAAAAAAATATTGCAGTTAAATCAGTTAATCATATTAGAAAGAAAATATTAAAGCTAAATAATAGAGTTAAAACAGATATATCACAAATATGTAAAGAGACATTAAGCCAAATTGATACATATTATAATAATAAGTCGCATTCAATTGAATTTATGGATATATTAGATAATACATCGAATAATAAACCGCATGCACAACAATTTGGAAAATTATTGTTAGATAAATTACATGAATTAGATATTAATAAAGATAATGATGTAATCATGGTTATAAATTATATTACATATGAATTGTATAATTGTTCCTTTACTAAAAATGATAAATTTGTAAGGTGTTATAAAAATGTATATAATAATAAATCTTGTTACAATAAATTACTTGGAATTTCAAAAAAAAATAAAACAGTTAATAATACAAAAATAAATATTATAGAGTAATCAAGGTAATTTATTTATATTTATTTATATTTATTATCGGGTATAATTGGAATAAACGGTAAAAATTATCACTGTAAAAATTTGAAAACAATATAAAATTAAATCATAACTTATTTTTATAAGCGTTATCATGTTTAAAGACATTATGCAAAAATTTGGTTTAGAACATAATTGCCATTTAATATATGACCCAAACTTATTAGTAGTTTATAAAATTAAACATAATAACCATAGTGAAACATGCATACACTTTATTTATAATAATTAAGAGTAATAATTACATGTAATACCTAATTCTTATTTTATTCTAATCATTTTATGTTATTATAACCCATGCCCATTTTAAATAATTTATGCATCTTGGTGTAGGTAACTCAGAATATGTAAAACTACTTAAAGATATCTTAACTAAATATATCAACTAACTTTCGTTAAGATATCATTAAATATGAGCCAAGCAAGTGATTTAAAGCGATTAATCATAGATGAATATTTAGACTTGCATCGTGCCTTAATATCAAAAAAATATGGAAGTAAAAATATCGTATTATTGCAAAACGGTATGTTTTATGAAATATATAATTATCGGTGCTTGGATGGTCCTGATTTATTTGCTATTGCCGATTTATTAAGTTGTCAAATTGGGCGTAAATGCAAAAATATAGAAGAAGTATCACGAAATAATTATGAAATGATTGGATTTCCTATGCATTCACAACAAAAATTTATAAGTATATTGCTTCAAAATGGATATACAATTGCGGTATACAATCAAGAAGAAAACGGTAAAAAAAATGTAAGTCGATATTTAGACCAAATCATTAGTCCCTCTACTACAATTGATTATTGCAATCAACTTGACCATAATTTTTTAATGGCAATATATCTAGAACCACATAAAAATCAGAAAGATGAATTCTATATTTGCGCGTATAGTCTAATTGATTTATCTGTAGGCATAAACTATGTTAATGAGACTGGCTCACGCTTAGGTGATTTTCAATATGGGATTGATAAATTATATCAAACTATTAAAATTTATAATCCCAAGGAAATTATATGTCATGTTGATAAAACGCATCTTAATAATGCTGAATGGTTTTACACACGAGAACAAATCATATCTGATTTAGAAATTCAAATCGATGGACGAACTTTTCATTATTATGAAAATGAAATCGATAATAAAATATATAAACTATCCTATCAAAATCAATTTTTAGGCTCAGTTTTTCAAAATCATGGAATGCTAGACCCAATTTCATATATTGACCTTGAAAAGTTTCCAAATGCGGTTATCTGTTATATTATATTACTTGAATTTGCTAAATCACATCGTTTTGATATTATTCAAAAAATATCAAAACCTCTAATGATAGATAATCAAGACTCACTTATACTAACACAAAATTCTATTCAACAGCTTAATATTATTCCTGATAAAAACTTGTTAGAATCAAACACGCGAAATATGTCGCTTTTATCTATATTAAATCAATGTAATACTGCATTTGGAAAAAGACAATTTCGACAAAAATTACTTAACCCAATTACATCATGCGATATACTTGAGGAAAATTATAATAAAATTGAGAGTATGATATCGCAAAATATCTATAAACAAATTGAGGACCATCTGTCTAAGATTTTAGATATAGAACGATTACATCGTCGTATGGCATTGCGAGTATTAACTCCTAATGAAATGTATAATTTATACAACAGCTCCCAAAATATTGTTACTTTATTTAAATATATTGAAAGCGTATTACCTGAGCTTTTACCCAACGAATTATTTATCAATGAATATGTTGATTTTATACAAAATATACAATCAACTCTTAAATTAGACCGAATATACAAATATAATATTAATAGTATTGAACGATCCATTTTTATGGAGGGAATAAATAAAGACATAGATATCTTAGATAATGAAATAGATTGTTATCACACTGCATTTTCTACCCTTGCAAATGAATTATCTAAATATATCGATATTTCTATTAGTAAAAAAAAACCAATTACAATATTGCAAAATAACAATGGCACAGAAAGCAATGAAAGCAATGAAAGTAATGGCAGTCCCGAATTGTCGCAAAACCTAATTTCAGTTAATAGTAATGATAGAGATGGAATTTATTTAGAAACTACAAAAAAACGGGCAGAAATGATAAAACAAAAAATAGTTGGTAAAACTATTGAATTTACACTAGAAGTAGGTAATGAAGAGTCTAAATTTATAAAAACTTTTACAATAAATAGTAGCGATATCGAATATAGACAAGTTAGCTCTACTTCTTCAAATGTAAGAATAGTAGGTAAAAATATTTCAGCTTGGAGTAAAAAGATTGATGAAAAGACTAAACGAATGATTTGCATGGCATCTGAGCTATATGTTACAATTCTTGAAAAATTAGATAGACAATATAATCAACTACTACAAAAAATAGTAAATGTTGTAGGAGATGTTGATATTATTAAAACACACGCACGAAATGCGGTTGAATTAAACCTAGTTCGCCCAACCATTTCTAATACACAAGAACAGAGTTATTTTACAGCAGAAGGATTGCGTCATCCCATTGTTGAAAAAGTGCAAACAAAAACACCTTATATTGCTAATGATTTACATTTGGGTATACATAATCAAAATCAGATTTTGTGTTATGGGTATAATGCGGTTGGTAAAACAACCATGCAAAAGGCCATTTGTATCGCGATTATTATGGCGCAATCGGGTGGATTTGTAAGTGCAACACAATTTACATTTAAACCATATCATTACATTTTTACTAGGATATCAAATGTTGATAATATCTTAAAATCACAAAGTAGTTTTATGGTAGAGATGCTAGAATTGAAATATATATTAAAACATGCTAATAAAAATAGTTTGGTATGTATTGATGAATTAGTTGCATCTACTGAGCGTTTTAGTGGAATTAGTCTTGTTTGTGCAACAATACTTGAATTGCATAAAAGAACAAGCTCGATGTTTATGGCGACACATCTACATGAATTATCTTCTATGGCCCAAATAACTCAGTTACCTAATTTGAAAATCTACCATCTTGAAGTGCAATATGATGAAAATAAACATACGCTTATTTATGATAGAAAGTTAAGAAGTGGTAGTGGAACTGGATTGTATGGATTAGAAGTAGCCAGGTTTCTTGATTTAGATAGGGGGTTTATGAATGCAGCATTTGAAATAAGAAATGAATTATTGGGTAAAGATACGCAGGTTTTTGCTGCGCAAAAGAGTAATTATAATTCAGATGTGTATCTATATAAATGTGCTGTTTGCTCCTATAAACCAATATTGGATACGGATATTCCTCTTGAAACGCATCATATTCATTTTCAGTCTTGTGCAGATACTTTAGGGAATTTTAAAGAATTGGGATTTCATAAAAATGTAGAGCATAATTTAGTGTGTTTATGTAGAAATTGTCATACGCAAGTCCACAACAATTTAATACATATTAATGGATATATTACCACAAGTAATGGAGTAGTGTTAGATTATATTAAAAATGAAACGGCTGTATCATGCGACGAGCCCACAAAAACAATTGTTAAAAATATGGGAAGGCGAAAATTAGATCCTCAACAAATTAAAATTGTGCAAGAATTATTGACATCTAATCAAACCAAAAATTCAAATCATAAAAACCTTCTTAATAAGAAATTAATCATAACCGAACTAAATATTAAACATGGAATTCATATTGATTACAAAATATTATCAAAAATAGAAAATAATAATTATTAGAAATAATTAAATAATTAAATAATTAATAATTTAAATATTTAATTATTAGAATTATGGTTTATTTCTAATAATTATTTTTTTAATAATTATTTTATAGATGTATTTAACTTATTATAAATTACTCATAATATAATATATATATTATGAGTAATAGTAATCTTTTGATTATTGATAATAGTATTCAGGACTATCAAGCAATTATAAATGCACTTAATACAGATACAAAATATATACTTTTGGATAGCTTGACCGATACATTTAATACACTTAAAACAAAAATAACCGAGCTCAGCACACAAAATTTTGGCTCTATTGGTATCATCCAACATAATATGGGAGGTAGTGCATATTGTTTATTTAAAAACAGTAATGCACTTGATTTACAACAATCAACACTTGCAAATGTAGAAGTGGCAGACCATAATTTAGATACATGGAGTGAGTATAGTAACTTTATAACCTATTTAAAAACAGAGTATTCTATGACTAATTTTGATCTTATGGCATGTGCTCTTTATTCTGACCCAAATTGGAAATATGTAATTGATACCTTAGAAACACAAACGGGTGTAAATATTAGAGCATCCAAGGATGACACCGGCTCAGCAGAATTAGGTGGGAATTGGTTTTTGGAAACGGATAGTGTTAATCTTAAGGATGTGTATTTTACGGATGCCATTGATGGGTTTAGGGGGTTATTAGAAACACCGTTATATGCATTTACTTCACACACCTTTACAAATGCAAGTGCAACGGGAAGAACGGGCCCATTTCTGTCCGCAGTCAGAAGTGCCTATGCTAGTGCAAGTTGGGCACAAGATATAAATAATAATTATTTAAATATGACAAACAATAATGGAATTCAATTATGGACTGTGCCTGCAACCGGAAATTATACGATACGAGCTGTGGGAGCGACTGTACCTAGTGGGACAGATTATCAAAAAGGAGGGGATGGAGTAGTAACAGTTGCACTGACAAAGGGTGAAGCTATTCGAATTTTAGTAGGACAAATGCCTACCAATTCTGAGGGTACTAGTAGCTGGTCAGGCGCTGGAGGTTCATTTGTAGTGAGAGGACAAGATACACCGATTATTGTTGTTGGTGGTGGTGGTGGAAAAGGTGGTGGAAATGTAGTAGGTAGTAGTAATGCTTGGAATAATACATCAGGTCAGGATGGAAGTGATAGCACAAATGCATCTGGATATATGTATGGTACTGGCGGTAGTGGAGGTAATGGTGGAAACGCTGGTTTACACACAATGAGTGGCAGTGGTGGTGGTTTTTTTGGTGACGGTGCAAATGGAACTAACTACCAATATGGAAATGGTGGTAGTAGTTTTATAAACGGAGGTAATGGAGGCACCGCACAAATGGCCAGTGGAGCAAATGGTGGATTTGGCGGTGGCGGTGGTGCCTCTGGTGGATATACTGGTGGAGGTGGTGGTGGATACTCGGGTGGTGGACAGGGGTCATATGATAATAATAATCAATGGTCCTCTGGTGGTGGTGGTGGTTCATACAGTATCACTGGTAGTTTCGCAGCCTTTTCCTTAAATAATAGCGGCCATGGCTTTGTCACAATAACAGCTCCAGTTAGTAGTACAATAACCGGCACTGATAATAATGTGTCGCTACCCTATAATGGTAGTGCACAAACCGCAACTGTTATTTCAAATCTATCACCCAATGGTGTGACTTATACCGGCACTCTAACTGCATCTGGAACAAATATTGGTCAATACACCTCAACGATAACAGGAACAAGTCCATACACCGGAACTGTGACTGGCACATTAACAATTACCGCAATTTCATCTACATTCACATGGTATACATCTGCAATTACAAAAGCATATCTAGATATCGATTTTCCTCTTATTGCTCCAACTGATTCAAATAGTCAAGGTGCCTTTACTTACACAAGTAGTAATACATCCGTAGCTACTATAAGTGGAACAACCGTTACCATAGTCGCGGCTGGGTCAACAACATTAACTGCAACACAAGCAGCATCGGGTAATTACACCTCTGGAACTACAACTGCAACTTTAACAATTAGTCCTATAGCACCATCTATATCATGGGCTAATATAACAGAATATTTTAGTTTAGGCACGCTTATCATCGACAGTGCCATTGCCCCTATTTCAAATAGTAATGGTAAAATCACGTACACAAATAATAGTGATACATCTACGGCAACAATTGCAGATGCCGGTAGTGATATATATGCAAGTGTTGTTGTAACATTACCTGCTGCAAGAAAAGCAATAAATACATTATTAGATAACAATTTAACTATGTTGTTTCGTTATGTTGGTTCAACTATATCCGCCACTGATTTTCATACAGCATGTGATAATCAAGGACCTACTTTAACCGTTGTAAAAGCGGGAAATGGTGCAATCGCTTTAGCATTTGCAAGTGTTAGTTGGTCATCAACTCAAGGATATGTATCAGCGACAATTGGAAGTTGTTGGTTATGCCCTTTTCAAACCAGTCCTACCGCAACACCAAATACAACTCTATATGATAATAGGGTAAATCCAGAATATAGTATAAATAACCATCCTAATTATGGTCCATCATTTGGGCATGGACATGATTTAAACATAACTAATACCAGTTATTACACGAATCCTACTGGATATCAAACACCACCCAATGGTTTATTTAATAATGGCACGGGAAATCAATCATTTACACTTGCATCTATTGAAGTATATAAATTGAATAATGAACCCTTAATTACCTTTCTAAAAGCTGGAACTATAACATTAACTGCAACCCAAGATGCATCTGGTGATTATACAAGTTCTACAATAACAAATCAATTAACAATTCTAGTTAGTGCAATAACCGGCACTGATAATAATGTATCCCTACCCTATAATGGTAGTGCGCAAACCGCAACAGTTATTTCAAATCTATCACCCAATGGTGCAACTTATACCGGCACTCTAACTGCATCTGGAACAAATATTGGTCAATACACCTCAACGATAACAGGAACAAGTCCATACACAGGAACTGTGACTGGCACATTAACAATTACCGCAATTTCATCTACATTCACATGGTATACATCTGCAATTACAAAAGCATATCTAGATATCGATTTTCCTCTTATTGCTCCAACTGATTCAAATAGTC